AACAGGTACTTGTAACTATTATAAAGTAGTACCTCTTAGGTCTACTAAAGTCCACTATATGCTAACAGCGGAGCTTACGCTATGATTAAACCTTATCGAGTACCTAAGTCTCTCCTAGCAGTAGGGACAAACATCAAGACAGTCAAGAGTGACAAGGCTAGTGAGTACCTAACAGCTATCATGTACTTAGCACCTGCCAAGCAGAATACCAAGGGTGTAAACCTGTGTCCCAAGGCTTCCCAAGGTTGCCTAAAGGCCTGCTTGTATACTGCTGGACGCGGTAAGTTCTCGAACGTACAGGCTGCTAGAGTAAACAAGTCTGATTACTTCGTAGCTGATAGACCTGCGTTCTTACTTCAGTTACATAAGGATATAGTTAAGCATGTTAAGAAGTGCAAGGCGTTGGGTAAGAAGCCAGCAATAAGACTTAATGGGACTAGTGATATACTTTGGGAGAGATACATAAACATGAGCTTATATCCCGAGGTTCAGTTCTATGATTATACTAAGTGGAGTCCATGGGAACGTGAGAAAGTAGAGAGTATACCTAATTATCATCTGACCTTTAGTAGAGCAGAGGATACCTCGGACTCTATGGTTAGACGTATGATTACCCAGAAGCAAGTTAGTATAGCGGTAGTGTTCTCAAGTAAAGAGCTACCTAAGACGTGGTTAGGTAAACCAGTGTTCAATGGCGACCTGACTGACTTACGTTTCCTTGACCCAGCAGGCCACATTATTGGCTTGAGTGCCAAGGGCGATGCTAAGAAGGATACCAGTGGATTTGTGATACATCAGGAGGCAGCATGAGTAGAGAATTTACAGCGGAAGAAATAGAGATGTTTCAGGGTAACATTAGAGAGAGGGATGAGGTTTATTGTGAACCTAGGAAAGATGTAGTCCAATCTAAGTATGTCTTCGAAGTCTTACCCGATCAGGAATATTGGGATGATGAAAACTTTACCCGAGTCCCTGAAAAGTTAGTAGGATTCTGGATCATGGCTTACGCAGATGATCTACGTTATACTCATCTTGAAGAGTGTATGAAAGCGTACGCTTGGGATAGGTGTGAGATGAAAGAAGTAGTGAAAACTGAGTGGGTAGTTAAGGAGGCGGTGTAATCTCTCTTATAGGTTAATAGTCTCCAACAGAATTATTAGGGAGAATATTATTAGAAAGTGTAATATATGTAATAAACTTAAGTCTTTAGAAGACTTTACCAAGAATATTAAATGTAAGGAGGGAAGAACGGGAACATGTAAAACATGTAGGTATAAAAAGCAGAAAGTACGTAATGGTTCTACTGAGGGTAAGATACTAAGAAGTAGACTAGCTTCTAAGTATAAGGAAGAAGAGCCTACCAAATACATGCTTTATTCAGCTAAGCACAGAGCTAAGAGGGATAATGTACCTTTTAATATAAGTAGTAAGGACATTGCTATTCCTTCGGTATGTCCTGTCTTAGGTATTCCTTTAATAGTATCAAAGGGAAAACCTACATCTAATTCTCCGAGTTTAGATAAATTAATACCTGAATTAGGCTATGTTAAAGGCAATGTAAATGTTATAAGTCATAGAGCTAACTTAATTAAATCAAATAGTTCTTTACAAGAAATAGAAGCAGTGTTAAAATGGCTCCAAGATAAAACGAAGGAGGCCTTAGATGTTGGATAATTTTAACTCGAACCAAGCATTGCAGTTACTTTATGTTCATGAGAAAGAGAGTCATAAGTATGACTTAAGTTTAACTAATGTAGAGCTAAGACATATTCAACTCTGCCTTATTGATAAGTGGGATGAACTAACTACCCACTATAAGAAACAGTTAGAAACCAAAGACAAATTAGATAATATTGCTAAGATGTCACGAGGGCTACCGTTATTTACGTAGACCAACACTCAAGAAACGACAGGAGAACTACGTCACTTATGAATAAAAAACAATCGAGGTAAATTAACCATGGCAGTAATTAAAACAGTAGCAGTATTATTCTCTAACGTATTAAACGTAGACGACTTCTCTCAGAAATATCAGATTGTAGTTAGTCTGAATGAAGAGCAATCGGCAGACGCTGAAGAAGCGGGTATCAAAGTTAAGACGAAAGAGTATGATGGTAAGACTCAATACCAAGCAACATTCAAGTCTAAGTTTCGTCCACGGGTAGTAGGTTCAGTAGCTTCTGTAGACCATGACTTACAGGGTGCTGAGTTAGGACGAGGTTCAATTATCTCTGTCCAATATAAGCTACGAGACTGGGTATCACCTAGTAAAACTACAGGTACATCATCTGACTTAGTAGCGATACAGATTTTAGACCTCAAGACACAAGGTGCTATGGAGTTCGAGGACACTGGTGATTTCGGTGATGAAAGTGCTGAAAAAGTACCATATTAATTAATTAACATTAGGCTCTTAGGGATTTCCCTAGGGGCCTTTTTTATATCCAAAAGGAGAACCTATGAAATTAGCAATCGTGATTGGAAGATTCCAACCATTACACCTAGGACACATGTCCCTCATTGATAAAGCACAGAAGGAAGCTGATAAGGTATTAATACTTATTGGCAGTTCACGTCAACTACCAGATTACAAGAACCCCTTTAGTCACGAGGAGAGGCTCACCTTGATACAAGATGTATACTCAGCCAGCACTGACCTAATCATACGTCCTCTACCCGATGCCCCTAGTGATGATGAATGGATTAGTAATGTTATTGGTGAGGTACTCAGTATCGAAGAAGACCCAACCGAAGTATTACTATTGACCCACGAGAAAGATGAGGACTTCTATCGTACCACTTTCCTATTCCCTGTGGAAACCGTGAAAGATGTGCCTATCTCAGCTACAATTATACGACACGCATGGTACCAAGATACACTATGGACTGTTGATGCTTTCATAGATTCACGTGTACTTGAGTTTCTTAAAACACATAAAGACCTAGACCGTCTAAGTATGGAGTACGAGGACACAGAAGGCATGTGTGAGATTAAGACACAAGGGCATCCCTTTGGTAATCCCATGGAACCCGTAAGCTTTGCTGCTATCATTCAGGGCGGTAAGTTACTTGTAGGCAGACGAGGCGGTTCTCGTGGTCGTGGGCAGCTAGGGCTTGCTGGTGGTTATGTCCAGAATGACGAGACAACTATGGATGGTTGCATCAGGGAAGTTAAGGAAGAATTAGGTGTTGACTTAGCCTCCTTGATACTATCTAATGATGCTCAGTGTTTAGCACAGGCTGTCGAAGAGAACATGAATGACTTAGGTTCACGTACCCTTGGGATTAATTACCTATTCGTATTGAAACCTGACCTAGAGTTAGAGATAACGATTGATGGTGAAGAGACGACTGAGTTCCAGTGGTTACCCTTGGATTCTGTGTTGCAAGATAAGGAACTCCTCTTCTACAACCACAGTCTAATTCTTAAACGTTTATTATCTAAAGTAGGAGAAGCTAAATGATTAATACTAAAGTAGAGTTCAAAGCATGGCCTAAGATACCACGGGCAGTCCTTGGTACTGTTGTAATTACCGAGAAAATGGATGGTACTAATGCCTGTGTTATCGTAGAAGGTGACGAGATAGTAGGTGTACAGAGTCGTAAGCGTATGTTAAACGTAGGTAAAGAAAGTGATAACTATGGCTTTGCTCAACACGTGTTTGATAATCAAGAGAAGTTCTTAGCATTAGGTGACGGTAAGCATTATGGTGAATGGGCTGGTTTAGGTATCCAAGGGAATCCTCATTGTCTCCCTGAGAAACGTTTCTTCCTCTTTAACACTAGACGGTGGGGAGAGCATAATCCTACTCCTGAGGGAATCTATGTTGTTCCTATGTTATACCAAGGTGAGTACTCTCACGAGGTTGTTGATGCTATAATGAATGCCCTTAAGACTTCAAGTGAGGATAGAGGTTATAAACCAGAAGGATGTGTTGTTTACTTCCCTAAGATAGAGGCTATGGAGAAACATACATTCGAATACAGTAAAGGTAAATGGTTAGGAGACACCGCGTGAACGATATATTTAAGTTTTTATGTATAAAGGATTTCTGGATGCAGCCACAGGAACACGAGGAGAGTCCTGCGTTCCTCAAGGGAGAGGTATACGAGGCTGTACGTAGGACAAGTGATATATGGAAGTTCCTCTCGGATGCCCACGGAGATAAACACATGATGTCTATAGAGGAACAATTCGTAGATGACCCCATGCACTCTTACATATTATCAGACCACCTACAGGAGATAACAAATGAATAACGTATTACTAATGACAGATAGTTATAAGCTCTCACATTATAGCCAGTATCCCGAGGGCACCGAGTATGTCTACAGCTACATAGAAGCAAGGAAGGGGAGCTATCCTGTGGTTGTCCTAGGTATCCATGACTTCATTGATAAGATTACTGGTGGTCTTACAGGTGGAAATATCTTAGAGCTACAGAATATTGCAGAAGAACACGGGGTACCTTTCAATGAAGATGGGTGGTGGTCTCTCTACAAGAAACACTACGGCTCTGGATTTCCTGTGAAAATCTATGGTGTACCTGAGGGTACAGTAGTCGACCCAAGTACTCCAGTGGCAACCATAGTAAACACTGACCCTGAGTTCCCTTGGTTAACCTCCTTCTTCGAGACATTGTTCTTGCGTTGTGTATGGTATCCCTCAACTATTGCAAGCCGTAGCCGTTACGTGAAGTCTCGTATCAAAGAGTTCATGGAACGTACTGGTGCTGACATGAGTACCATTGATTTCAAACTACATGACTTTGGTGCACGAGGGGTTTCCTCTGGTGAATCATCAGCAGGAGGAGGAGCAGCCCACCTTACACAGTTCCTTGGTACTGATAACCTTGAAGCAGTAAAGTATGTTAAAGATAACTACGATATTATTGCTGGTTTTAGTATACCTGCTACTGAGCATTCAACTGTAACCTCATGGGGTCGTGATGCTGAGTATAAGATGTACGAGAACTTCCTGCGTGTCAATGGTGGAGAAGGTAATATCTTTGCTTGTGTGAGTGACTCATATAACATCTGGGAAGCATTACAGATATGGAAAGAGTTAGAGCCAGTGTTGTTAGAGGTCGGTGGTACACTGGTTGTCCGTCCTGACTCAGGTGATCCAGTGTTAACCCCAGTCAAAGTTATCTCTGACCTAATGGATTACTTTGGTTACACTATAAATGCTAAAGGGTTCAAAGTCCTTCCTGATCATATCCGAGTTATTCAAGGGGACGGTGTTGACGAGAACTCCATTGTACGTATCATGCAAAGAATGGTTGACAATAAGTTTTCTATTGATAACATAGCATTCGGAATGGGTGGTGGATTGTTACAGAAGGTTGACAGAGATACCCTAGGCTGGGCTATGAAGTGTAGTGCTGCCCGAGTTAACGGTGTCTGGAGAGATGTATGGAAAGATCCTATTGGTGGAGGTAAGACATCTAAGAAAGGCTTAGTTACTGTGGGGGATACAATAGAATTTACTGACCCAGTAGCTTATGTCTACATGGCGCAGAATACTATGGCATTCCTAGGTCCTTGGGTAACCTACTATAATGGCGACGCTAACATTAGACCTAGGGATTCATGGGAAACAGTTAAGAAACGAGCGTCCATATGATTGACGTTGGAGTAGGGTTTTTGCTAGGGATTCTATTAGTATTCGTCCTTTCCCTTAGTTACTCGGTAGGGGCGAGTGGTGTTGAGATAGACATAGAAAAGTCATGTAAGTTAACAGGTACTTTTGTTGTAAAAGGTACGGTATATACTTGTGAGGAGAAACATGGGTACCATAGTAAAATCTAATTTACCGTGCACTGCCCCTGATTCCTGTGGTTCATCCAATGCTATGTCGCAATACGAGGACGGAGGTAAATTCTGTCACAAGTGCCAAGGCTGGGATAACTCAGAGAAATCAGGGGATTACGAAGTAGAACAACCAAGAGGTAAGCAGATGAGTTTTGATTTTGAGTTCTATCATAACGCTGAGTTCAAGGGTATCCCTGATAGGCGTATTGATTTAGATACATGCAAGAAGTTTGGCATGAAAACAACGAGTAAGGGATCTCACTTGTTCCCTGCGTACAACCCTAAAGGAGAACTGATTGCAGTAAAGGAAAGGTTTTACCCCGATAAGAAGTATCAGATACATGGGGACATGAGTGAGGCTATGCTCTTTGGTATGCAGGAGTTTCCTAAGACCGGACGTTCCGTAACGATAACCGAAGGTGAGTATGATGCTATGGCTGCTTACAGAATGACAGGTAGTAAGTATCCTCACTTCAGTATCTTTAATGGTAGTGGTAGTGCTAAGAAGGAATGCAAGCGAGGTTTTGAAGCCTTAAAGAACTTTGAGACGATCACCTTAAACTTTGACTCAGATGCTCCCGGGGATAAAGCGATTGAAGAAGTAGGTCCTTTGTTTCCCGGGCGTACCAAGGTACTAAGGTTAACCGAAGGTAAGGATGCTTGTGATTACCTAAAGGCTAACAAGGGTTCCAAGTATGTCGACGAGTTCTTCCGTGCACGACAATATACCTTAGGAGGTATCATTAATGGCGCGGATACTTGGGAGAAGTACAAGGAGAAGAAGAACGTAGAGAGTATATCTTTCGATCCTCAGTATGAAGTGTTGAATCAGAAGACCTATGGTATACGCTTGGGAGAGATAGTTCTCCTGACAGCTGGCACAGGCTCAGGTAAGACACAGATACTCAGGGAGTGGAAGTATCACTTGTTAACTACCACGATGTTCTCTATACTTGATATCTCGTTAGAAGAGGATACAGGGGACACAGTTGGTGGGTTGATGGCTATACACGCTAACAAACGTATCATGCTTCCTGACGTTAACATACCAGAAGCAGAGGAGAAGAGGATACACGATGAGTTATTCTCTAATAAACGTTTCTTTGCCTTGGATCACGAGGGAGCAGTCGAAGACGAATCTCTTCTAGACAAGATGGAATATGCAGCTACAGTTGATGGTGTTAAGATTATATTCTTAGATCACATTACTATTGCGGTATCCGATTGTGCCGCTGGTAGTGAGAACCTTAGTATGGACAAGTTCATGAATCGTCTGCTTAAGTTAGTTAAACGCTTGAACATATGCGTGGTTGTCGTGAGTCACCTGCGTAAAGTTGGTGGCGGTGGTAAATCCTTTGAAGAAGGCAGGATACCCACGGAAGATGACTTGAAAGGTTCAGGCTCCCTTAAACAAATAGCTATGACAACCATAGCAATAGCGAGGAACAAGTATGCTGAAAATGATAAAGAACGAAATACTACTTCATTCCATGTACTTAAATGCCGATTCAGTGGTAGGACAGGGCCTTGTGATTTTGCCCACTTTGATGACGATACTGGCAGGATGTATGTAGTTAATCCAGACACATTCTTCGATGATGCACAGAGTGAGTTTGACGATAAGCCAATAGGTTACTAAGGAGATAACGGATGTCACGTGTATTCTATGCAGTTAATAGAGAAACAGGGGAACGGTGGTCGCCTAACCCCCACGAAGAGAAGCAGTACTTAGTTATGTATGATAGTGGTTACTTAGCTGTGGTTACTTTCGTACCTTGGGAGAATAACTATTTAGTTCCATTAGACCCTAAGGTATGGAGGATAGAACACAATGTGGAAAGAGTTAGAAGGTAAAACCATTGGTGTCTTTGATACTGAGACTAATGGTTTGCTACACAATGTATCAGAGGTTCACTGCTGTGTTATATCAGTTACTAGGGACCCTAAGAGCATGGAGACCATGGAGTACTGCCTTGGTGCACAGAAGTTATACCTAGCAGCACTTGATAAGTTAGATGTATTAGCAGGACATAACATCATTGGGTTCGACCTTCCTCTCTTGAAGCAGATGTTTGGTTGGTCCCCTAGGCCTGATGTTATAATCCTAGATACCTTATGGATGAGTAGAATGTATCATCCTGATATTGAAGGAGGACATTCCCTTGGTTCTTGGGGTGCTCGCTTAGGTAACTCCAAGGTGGAGTATTATCCAGTAACCGACCCTGAACAGGACTGTTATGATCCTGATGCTAACATTAAATTAGATAAGGGTTGGGAGCGTAGTCATTACACAGAAGCCATGGGTGCTTACTGTGTTCAGGATGTTAAGGTCAATGTTGATGTATTCTGGAAGCTCGTTAGTTTACTTAAGAACTTCTCATGGCAGAGTATTAAATGTGAGATGGATACTGCTATAATAATCCAAAGACAGATGCAACATGGGTTTGTCTTTGATGTTAAGGGTGGTGAGCTTTTACATGCGAAACTCGTGGAACGTGTTATTGAGTTAGAGGACGAGGTGCTGAAAACCTTTAAGCCTATCGCTAAGTTTGTTCGAGAAGTTCAACCTAAGGTTAAGAAGGATATTACAGTTTCTTCTGTTGGTCTTAAGAAGATTGATGACTGGGAAACTGTTATAGATGTTCCTGAGTTTACTGAACGCTTACAGATAGACTCTACTTTCAAACTAGTACCTGAGGGAACCCCAGATTCCTTTCCTGATGGGGAGGAAGGTACATGGTACACCTCTGAGGACTTTCCTGTATATCACAAGGTTTATACCAGTGGTTCCTTTAGTCTCATAGAGTTTCCTGAGTTTTCCCTAGGTTCTAGGCAACAGATTGCGGAACGCTTAGTACGTTCAGGATACGTATTAACTAAGCAGACTGAGAAAGGTAACTATATTATAGACGATGTAGTTCTACAGGAGGCCGCAGACGCAGGTATCCCAGAAGCTGTTCCCTTGGCTGAATACTTTCTAGTTCAGAAACGAGAAGCTATGGTTAAGTCTTGGATAGAAAAATCGGTGTGGCATAAGGACCAAGGTGTACATAGGATCCATGGTTACGTTAATTCCATGGGTGCTAATACTAATCGTATGACTCATAGTTCTCCTAACGTTGCTCAGGTTCCCGCTGGTGGTAAGCCTTACGGTAAAGAATGCCGTAGTCTCTTTGGGGTTCGCAAGGGTTACAAGTTAGTTGGCTGTGATGCTAGTGGCTTGGAGCTACGTACTCTCGCTCATTACATGGGTGATAGAACTTACATACAGACTTTACTTGAAGGTGATATCCATTGGGTAAACTGTATAGCTGTTGGGTTTGTACCCGAGGGAACCGTTCGTGATAAGACAAGCCATATACATGATGGACTTAGGGACAACGTTAAGACGTTTATCTATGCCTTTCTTTACGGTGCTGGAGATGCTAAGATAGGGGCTATAGTTGGTGGTAAAGCTAAGGAAGGTAAGAAGCTTAAAGCTAACTTCCTAGAGAAAACACCAGCACTCGCTAAGCTCAGAGAAGGTGTATTAAAGGCTGCTAAAGATCGTGGGTGGCTTAAGGGATTCGATGGTCGTATCCTGAGAGTACGTAGCCCACACTCAGCCCTCAACACACTGTTGCAAGGCATGGGAGCTATAGTCATGAAGTACTGGTTAATTGAAGTAGCACTTGTTGCTGATGCTGAAGGCTTAGATTGGAACCCTTCTGGTAACATACATGATGAAGGTCAGTTTGAGGTTCTTGAGAAAGACGTTGAACGCTTCAGTGAGATATGTGTCGCAGCTTTCCCTAAGATTTCACAGGAACTAGGTTCCAAGTGTTTACTTGAGGGTGAGGTCAAGGTAGGCGATAACTGGTCTCAAACACACTAAGGAGAACTAATGATAACTAAGAAAAACTGTGGTAACTGTGTAAACTTCCTAAAACTGAAAAATAGTACACACTCAATTTGTGAATTTCATGACAGCTTAACAACCTCAGGAAGTCCCAAGTGTGAGGATTGGAAAGGTATTAAGTATGAATATAGGAGAAAAAGTAATGGCAAGAGGTAAGTTCAATGAAAACAAAGCTAAACCATGGAAGGGCAATGACCTCAAGGGTATTTGGAGTATCACCCTTAAGATCGATGGAGCTAGAATGCTTAGGGATTCAGAGGGTAATCCAGTCTCTAGAGCAGGTAAACCCCTGTATAACCTTTCCCTCGTGGACAAGAGTATAACCGATGCTGAGATCTATAACCAGAACTGGGAAACATCAATGTCTTTGGTACGCACTAAGAACAATGGTTCCCCTGTTGATCCTAGTTATGTGTATAGTTTAGATCCCTTGGATTCTCGGTTGGACTTAGGTTCTATTGATACTCCATCAAGGCGTGACCTAGAACTACTTATGAAACACAAAGTATCCCAAGGATACGAAGGTCTAATATTACGTCAAGGAGATACATGGCTCAAGGTTAAACCCAAGGATACCGCTGATGTGTTTATCATAGGGTTCCAAGAAGGCACAGGTAAGCACACAGGTAAGATGGGAGCGTTGTTAACTTGGTTTGGTAAGGTCGGCACAGGGTTCTCCGATGTCGACCGAGAGTGGTGGCAGATGATGTTTGATTTACATGGGTTAACTTGGTTGACTAAGCAGTTAATTGAGGTAGAATACATGGAGATGACTAAGTATAACAAGTTTAGACATCCTCGGTTCGTTCGAATCAGGGAGGATAAAACAGAGGAGAGCTTATGAAAGAATGCCGAAGGTGTGACAGAGAGAAACCCTTGGATCACTTTAGAATGATTCCTTCCACACTCAAAACCCACTCATGGTGTCAGAAGTGTGAGAGTAAATATCATAAGGAAAGGCGGACAGGTACTCAGGTAGCTGTTATTAATACTCCCAGTGTTAATCCAAAGGATGCCAAGGAAATCGCAATGAAGCGCATGTTAGCTGGAGCTAAACAAAGGTCTAAAGATAAAGGTCTTATGTTTGATTTACATTATGAAGACGTTCAGATACCTAACATATGTCCTATACTTAGGATACCTTTGATCCCTAGTGTTGATGGTACTCATAATGATAACTCGCCTTCCTTAGATAGATGCATCCCTTATCTTGGGTATACTAGGGGTAACGTAAAGGTTATCTCTATGAAGGCAAACAGGATTAAGACTGACGCTAACTCTAATGAGATAGCTGCTGTACTTGATTACGTACTTAAAATTGAAGAGGAGAATACTTAATGACTGAACAAGAAGATGCGTTAGTAAAACAATTAGCAGCCCCTATCATAGCCGCCCAGAAGTATACTAAGAAGTTTAATGCTAGGAATCGTAGTGTTTGGAAACGAATGAACCGTCCTTGCAAGACAGCTAAGATAGAAGAAGGTGCTACATTCATTGATAAGTTTCTTAAGTTAGCTCATGGTTCAATGGGGATTTAATGAAGATAGTTCTTATTGATGCAGACCTAATAGTATATGAAGCAGCCTTCTGTGTAGCAGGTAAAGAGAAGGATGGTACATACTTAAACTGGTACCAAGTCAGTAAGATAGTCAATACAATAGTCAGAGGAATCCTTAGGGGTTCCAAGGCTACTCACCACCTTGGGTTCCTAACGGAAGGCAAGAGTAACTTCAGAATCAAGGTAGCTACAACGTTACCTTACAAAGGACAACGCAAGACTAACGAAGAGAAACCCAAGTTCTATGATGAGATTAGAGACTACTTACAGAAACACTTTGGTTTTCAAATGATGAGAGGAGTCGAAGCAGATGATGCATTAACTATAGCAAGTGAGTACTTCAAGGGGAATCCAAGGGTAACCACTATAATAGCTACGAAAGACAAAGACCTATGGCAGTATGCGGGTGAGCACTATAACATGAACACCAAGAAACTAATGACCATAACTCCTGAGGAAGGACACAGGAATCTATGGGAGCAGGTTCTCTTAGGTGATATGGGCACTGACAACATCCCCGGCCTTTCTCATTCAGGTAAGTGGGAGATAGTATTTAGAGATGAGGAGGCTCGTAAGAAACACAGGCCAATACCTTGTCATTCTTTCGGGAAGGTAACTGTAAATAAAATACTTGACTCCATTGATCCTAAGGATTACCCTAGGGCTACATTGGAACACTACCTTGATGCTTACGGGATTGAGGATGAAGCGGATGATGACTTCGGTGAACAACGTTTCCATGAAACCTTTACCTTAGTCTACATGCTCTTATTAGCTCCACCTACTTTAAAAATACATTACACCCCTGTTAAAGTTAAACAATCAGACATTGCGTTTGATGATGACTATGATGGGTTCAGACCTAACCTAGAATTCTGAGGAGAATCTATGCAGAAATTAACTTATAAACGATTCCTTAAACACCAGACCCTAAACATTATGATTGAGTTACTTAAGTCTTTATTTGAACCCGAGGAAGCCGCAAGTGTTACCCGAGAAACTGTTATGAAGCAATTAGGAAAACGCTCGTATTACAAGGACCAAGATACTGGAGTAATCCATTTGGGACTATGTTACAAACAGATTCGGAAAGAAGTAAAGAAGAATCCGTATGTAACTGTAGCAGACATTCGAAGTAAGAATAAACTTGGGTAAGATAGTACTGGAAGTCAGACTGAGTCAGAAACCATTCTCCGCGAACAAGATGCACTATGCTAAGTTCAAGAAGGATACTAAAGAGTACCGTGAGTTTAAGTCTGACATCCACCATCTACTTGCGGAGCGTACCTACGACTTCGATAGTGAAGATAAGTTTAAGTTAAGTTTAGTCGTGGGTTACTCAAGTAAATTGAGTGATCTTGATAACGCTTTTAAACCCTTACTAGACTCCATGCAATTAGCCATGGGGTTTGATGATAGGCAAGTCTTTGAGATTGAAGCATTGAAAGACCATACCAAGAAGGGTGATGAATACATCATGGTTCGCTTGGAGAAGATAACAGATAACCAGTGGAAGCGTAGACTTAAAGGGCTGTTTCCTATGTTTACCAAGGAGAAGATATGAAAGATACCAAAGGGTTAGCAGGAGAAACAGCAGGCTCATTTAAGTATGACGCAGGTAAACCTCAAATGGACTTAATACCACTATCTTCTGTTTACGCAGTGGCTGAGGTAATGACATTCGGAGCTAAGAAGTATAGTGCTAACGGATGGAAAACAGTACCCGACGCAATCAATAGATACACAGCCGCAATGCTCAGGCACATGACTGCTCTACAGGAAGGTGAGCTAGTAGATTCAGATTCAGGACTTCCCCACGCAGACCACATCGCGTGTAATGCATTATTCCTTAGTTGGTTACGTAAACAGGAGTTAAACAAATGAAATTACTAGAGAGACTGTCAGCACCGTGGGATAAACCTTCTTCAGTATGGGACGTATTCCTGATAGGTAGTATATTCACTACCGAATACTTAGTAGCTCAGGTAATACTTTTGGTTATTCTCGTAGTACATACTGAAGTAGACTACCGGATTAAGGAGTTAAACAAATGAGCTTAGAACAACAAGTAAACCAATTCAATACCACGTACAACGTACCAACCAGTGAGATCCCTCGGCTCCCTACGGACATGGAGGCAACACGTTTACATAACCTAATCTTAGAGGAACTCATGGAGTTGAATGACGCGATAGACG